GTCGGTTCTGTAGCCGCTGTTCAAGCCGGGTCCATGCTCCTCAATCGCTGGATTCCTCGCAAGAAAACAGCGTATAAGGAAGAGCTTATTCAAGAGCCCTGTTATGCGCATTTTGAACCTGGTGAACCCGCTGATGGTTTTGACATTAATTGTGATGAATGCATGAAGACTTTTCACGTCAAACGCAAAGGTACTCTTGCTGAACTTTTGGAGTTTGAACCACCACGTGGCTTCACTGCAAATCCATCTCTCACTGGTGCGTATCAGACCTTCCATGACTTCGCTCTGCATTGTCTGCAAGTTTCGCGTGATTATTTAAATAACCATCCACGCCTGGCTATGGCACTTAAGATCGCCACCGCCTTTGCACTTTTTTCGGTGCCACTTGCGCTCATTCAGAAATATCTCCTCAACAAGACATCATCCACCCGGAATCCACTCGAAAATGAACTCGAGATTGGCGCCGAGGCCGTTGCTCATTTAGCACGCGCCGATTACTATCAGAAGGTTGCCAACCTCAAAGTCTCCAGAACCACGCGTACTCAAACGCCTGAATGGAGGGGATTTATTGCTCGTACGTACCCTGATGGGGTCCAAGTACCTGCTGAGTTTGATGTTACTGCCGCTCGCCCTATTGCTCACAAAGATGAACTTTTAACTGATTGGAAAACTCAAATTCCCAGTAAACATCTTGTTGAGCACTGGAAGGCTCTGAGTGGTGTCCGATATCCCGACGGTTTAATCCCCGTTGGTTTCTTTGACACTACGTCTGAGTTTTCACACCCCATAGCCGCTGCCTGGGGAATCGATACTGCGACGCGCGAGTACATGGACACACCACTTGCCCCTGAGGCTTACATCTCGCCCAGTGGTGATGAGCAAACTAGCCGCAAGGCCAAAATGAAAAAGCAAATTCAATTGCGCGCTGAATCTAAGATCCTCACTGCTGCGCAGAGAGACGAATGTCGGGTTCGGGTCATTGAGAGCATCGCTGCCGCTCAAAGACTCATGCCTAAATATGAAGCTCTCGGACCACTTGCCATCCCGCTAGACCCCACCACTAGCCCTGAAGGCACATCTGATCCCACCGCCACTATTCTCATGTCAGCCAAGTTTGCGCCTAACATTGCGCTCGTCAACGTTTCATACGTTGCTGATGATAGACAATTTTCCAACACCATGAATGCGTTCCGCGTTTATGGCACCGTTATCGCCACAGCTCGCCACATGTTTCCGAGTCCACTTTCTCATCCCGATGGTCCACCCGCTGTTGTCACACTCACGTGTCCCAATGGTGTTGCGTTCACCGTCGCTTTTCAACCATCACGGCTTGTTCCAATTACCACCATGAAAGGTGATGCTCTCGATTTGTGTCTTTATGACATGGGTCCGAAAGTACCGCCCGTTTCTAGCTGTCTCCATCATTTTATGGAAGAAGCTGATGTTGTGAAGTTCACTCAATTTCCTGGTCAACTATTGCACATGGATTCTCAAACCAAGCTAGTCACCACACAGCTTGTGCCAGTCAAGGCCAACATTCAACCGAAGACTTATGTTTTACCGCATGAGCCTGACGAAGAGCGTAGGACCGTGATGCTTGTCGCTGGTTGGGCATATGCTGCCACAACTGACGCTGGTCATTGCGGTTCTGTGCTTGTCGCACACAACACAATGATACAACGTAAGTTGGTTGGCATGCACGTTGCCGGTTCCATGACCCGTGACGAAGGATATTCCAACATCCTTACCACTGAACGCATTCAAAAAGCGCTCGAACAACTGCCCGGCTACAAAGTTATGCCACAAGGAATGCTTACCATTTCCGGACTTCTTACCGAGACTGATACTGCGTGTGTCGTCGTCGAAGGGAACGCCACTCAAGCTGGAGTACTTCCGAATGAATTGTGTCCACGCTCGTCCGATAAAACCACCATCAGACCGAGTTATATGCAGCGTTCTGAGACGTTGCCGTTTGGACCTGTTTCCACCGCCCCTGCCGTTTTGCATCCGAAAGATCCGCGACCATCCAGTCAAGAACCTGGCTTTAGCATGCTGAAGTCTGGTGCTGAGAAGTACACGAAACCGAAAGGGATCGTGGACGAGGACATCCTCAAGTCCATTGTTGAATGGAAGATTGGGAAATGGAAGAATTGCGTCTCACCCATGGAAGCTCGTTTGCTTACCGAAGATGAAGCGATCAACGGAACCATTGATGGTTTAGTTGAACCAATTAATTTTGCTACATCACCTGGGTACGATTACGTCCTGTCTCGACCGAAGGGCGTTGAAGGGAAGCAATATCTCTTTAAATTGGTTAATGACCGTTGGGTTGTCAACGACCCCCGTTTGCGTCACAACATCGATAGACGCCTCGTTGATCTCAAAGCTGGTCGTGCCTCACCAACGTTGTGGCTCCAGTTTTTGAAAGACGAACGCCGAAAGCACAAGAAGATTCTTGACCGTGCTTCGCGTAGCATCATCTTACCACCTGTTGATTATCT